ATCTTATACTGAGTAATGACAGATATAAGAAATTTAATATAACAGGGCAAAATACATTTGCCCAGGACATATACCAATATTTTAATGAGGGTAATCTTTCTAATGAGATAATTTTCGAGATTGGTAGATTCACAAATGGACAATCTCAAGCAGCTACAAAATTCGATGAGCAATATGATTTCTTCTATGCAAGTGGAGCTTCTGCTTTACCCGATAAAAATTATTCTGAAAGTTTTAGTTATTTTGCTCCTCTTTGGATAAAAAACGAAATACCTGATTATTTTGTAATACTTAAGGTTCCAGGACCAATGAGTTATCCCTATTCCACAAACCAGACTTCAATATCTCCCGGAGTTAAATATAAGGTAGTACAGAAATATACAAGTAGTGCTGATTTTGTAATAGCATATGGAGTGGACCAATTAAATAATTTAATCGAATATAGAGATGGAGATATTTTTACAGGAAACAATCAGGAAACAACATATAGCATTCTCAGTGGGGATGGATCTGTTGTTATTTTTAGTGAATTAGGTAACTTAAATCTTGTTAATGATATAGAAAAAACATTTAATGAAAAAATACTTCCTAATTGTGCTGTTGTACAGACCTATGATTTAACTGAAAATAGCAATATAGGAAAATACATCAGAAGTATCTTTAATGACCCTAATTTTTCTAATTCTCCTATAGATGTAAATTGGGGAAGAAATTCATATAGTTACTATAAAGGAATCTCTGTTTCTGATGGGGTTTTTACTAAAAAAGCAGAGCTACTTTCTCCTTATTTTTCTAAGGATGATTCAGATTCCATGATAGACTTTGAATCTTATATTACCAATGGATTTTACAGAAACAATATTATATGTCCAAACTTACTAAATCTTGAGTTTGCTTTTGATGATTCCGATTCGGATGAATATACGATTAACAGGTATATGGGATTTTATGTTTCCCGAAATGACATAGCAAACTTCAGATTAAATGGCGATTTCTTTTATGAATATAAGGATATTAATGGAAATAATGATCTGCCAAAACCAACAAGAAATGAGTTTGGCTATTATTATGATACAACATCATATGGGGTAACAGCTGATAGTGGAATAAGATTATTTTACGAGAATGCCTCTGGATTTATGCCTGGATCAAATGATGTAAATTTATACGATCCGAGCAAGCTCTATTATTTATCTGATAAGAATTCTAATTTCTATAGTCTTAAAAGGGACAATGAATATACCAATTTAGGAGGAAATTCCCCCGATTATAGCTATGGTCCTTTTGATTATTCTAGTGGACAATTTTCAGCAACTGGTTCGACCGGGGCAACTGCGGGGTCTTTGGTTATTCAGAATAAAAAAACAGATCTATTAAATTTCACTGGTATTAGCGACAAGGTTGCAACTGTACCTGGGTCTATCCCGTCGGTTTCTGGTAGATCTTATTTAGAAGTGGAATTTCTAAAATCGTATGAACTAAATGGACAAATAACATTTAAAATATACTGGCCTAATGGATATTATAAAGAGGGCACAAGAAGATATGATATAGCTCAATCTGAAGACCTTTCGTCGATTATACAATGGATAGATGGATCTTATTATAGTAGTGGAAATACCAACTTTTTTAATGCGGTTGCTTTAGAAACATCTTCAATTGCATTAGCATTTTCAAACTTAGTGGATACAATAAATTCGGCAACCTGGGATGCTGGAACTAATTTATCATCTTCTGTCATTAGACTTAAAGATCATGGAACATATGGTAATACATCTTATAGTGTCAGTGTTTTTGATAACTATTCTTATTTTAGCGGAAATTTTCAGGGGGAATGGGATAACACATCGGCATATTCTATAGATAGTATAGTTATTTATAATGATAATTATTATCAATCCATAAATACCGTTTCTGTGCCCTCGCCAGGAAATTTCAACGATTCACCTGCTGTATCCAGCTCCTGGAATTCATATAACACTTTTTCTAGTTCTGGATATCTAAAAATTAACGGGCAGGAAGCATCGACTATTAATAGTCTAGTATATTTTAAAGGGGGGACAAGTTTACCTAATAATAGAATTTTATACCCATCAACTTACGATGGATTTGTTAATAAAGGGGATTTTATTTTAACTAAAACCGGTAAAACTAAAATTGCTAGCATTAATAAATATGTTGACGAGCCTATAATAAATGCTGCTACTAAAAAAATAACAGGATTTAAGAATTATTCAGATTTAAGCGTTGCAGTTTTGGAAGATATAAATTCTGTCGTAGAATTTGGCTCGGATAAGTCTTTTAATGTTTATAAATCGGCTAGCTTATATTTGGGAGTATTTAGTTTTTTTGATATTAAGGAATTTGATTTTGATTTTCTTAGTTCAAACTACGGATATACACCAACACCAGAAACCTATAAATACTTTCAGATTCAAGCAGGAGCATCCGGATCGATAATTCCAAACATTCCTTATATAATAAAGCAGGGAGAAATTTCTTATGCTAATTATATTTATTCGCAAGGAAGCATTTTCTATGGTGCTACTGGATATGGATCGTTTAATAATTCAAATCCAAATCCAAACGTTCCGGTTGTGGTGTTACCTGCTGAATATTCAAAAATACCTTATAGTTCTACCCCAATTGCATATTCTACGATCGATTATAACGATGATTTAAACACGTTTAATGGATTTATAGGAATACAGGGTAGAGATACAAATCCTCTACCAAGTACAGCATCTAAAATACAAGTATTTAATAAAGGGAAATTGGCTACTGAATATGAGTATCTTAAGGAAAATTACACCCCCGCCAGGGCCAATTTATCTAGGATAGTTCCATATATTAATAAATGGGGATACACCTCAGGGACTGATGCCAGGGGAAATCTATACCGACTTAATTCAAGTCCTGCATTTACCCCAAGTAATTTTTCTCCGAGTTTAGATAGGGATTCTGCAGATCCAAGATATTTAACCCACGAGTGGTTTTTATTAGAATCCCCGCCTAGACAATTTCCAGTAAATAGTATGCAGGATCAAAATAGCTATTTACCACAGAAAATAGATCTAGATAAAGCAAGGAGTGCAAATCCGGATGATTATCTTTATCTTTCTTCTTTCTTCACGGTGGAGCCTTCCGATTATACTTCCGATTTTAGAGATCCTACCTCTTATACAAAAGAGCTATTTACATCATTTATTTATAATGAATCTTCTGGATTTTACGAAACACTATTTAGAGGAATTAAAATTGTTCTTAAAAAGAGGTCTTCTTTAACCAACACAGAGGAGGATTCTTTAGATAAATATATTCCTGCCTATAGAGGATATGAGAAATATAAGTTCGCAGCTATAATTAGAGTGATAGAGGAAGATGATACATTAATACAAGAACCAGTTTCTTATGAAATAATAGAGAACACAGAGCAACAGTTTGTTTTATTTATATGCTATGTTTTAATTGATGATTATAAATCATTTTCTTTAGGCCACACCGGATCAACTGGGGGTAATCCTATTTTAGACTATACCTTACTTTATTCTCTTAATAACAAGGAAAAATTAAATTACCCATTGATAAACGGGAATAGCTATTATTCGGTTGGTGATATTAAATTAAGCTGCGGATTAGATTTATCTCTAGCATCAGGTAGTATAGTAAATGAAACATTATATCCGGGGTTAATATATTCGATACCAAATACTCTTTATGATACTGATCTTAGAGAGGAGATTAGCGTTTATTACCAGCAAAATTCACCAGGTGCAACATCAGGTACATCTCCTACTGGGAAGGGAAGTTTTTATGTGACCAATCTTGCTACTACATATCCCTGGCCTACTGGGGCATCTAAAAACATTATAGAATTCGGAAAGATTGCTACCGGGTCTGCACCTTATACATTTAATATACCATTCTCTACGTCTAATCCTGTAACAGTCCCCGTAGGACCATCCTCTGTTTATAAAGGTAAACCTGTTTTTCAAATAGAAGGTGGGGAGAAGTATTATAACTTTATTATGAAGAGGACATCTGTTTCTGACATAGCAAAAAAAGTTAATTTAGGATCTCCTTATATCTCATATAAAACATACACTTGGAATTCCGAAAATTTAACTACTGAATTATATAATAATTCATTTGAGCTATATCTACAAAAACCTACTAGAATAATAAAAAGTAGGGGATCAAGAACAATTGAATTTTTTGGAGGACCAGTAACAGTTGGTAATAACAGTCCAACTTCATATATTATAGAGAAAAACCAAAATTTACCTTCTACACTTTTAAGATACTCTGGCGGGTATTCACCTTTGTTTAGAAAAATAATTCATTTTGACGAGGATAAAACTGATACGTTATACGGAGATCCTACAATAGATCTTTCTTTTAGAAATTGTAACTTTGCCCCAAATAAACAATACTTTGGAATTTCTAGAAATCTTTCTTTTACTAAGGTTTCTTTGTCTAATAATATATTAAATCCAACAGAAAAACTTCCCGAGGGAGCAGTTTATCCTTTAGTTGGGCAATCCCCAATATCTACTAAAAACTTTAATTTATTCTCATCTTCGTGGGATCCTGGATATTATCAGAGATTCTCAAATTCTAGTAATTTTACTTTAGTTGCTGGAACTAGATCAATGAAAGAATATAAGACTTTTCTTGGCTCCAAAATAATGAAAACCCCGGATAACATATCTTCGGGAAATTATATAACTCTTCAAATATCAAGGGATTCTGGTAATATTAATTCTAATGTTATTAACCAAAGTATATCTAGCTATATAAAACCGATTCAATATATAACTCCAATAAATTCAGCTCAAGGAATAGGATCAGTTGGACCTTATCTTTCTGGGGTTGATTATAATAAAATAGATCCTGGCATATTTAAAGACGCAGAGATAACTTGGCAATATTTCCCTCTGTCCAAACAAATAAAAGGAACAATAAGATTAGATAGAATTCTAAGAAGATACCTTCTTAATTCTGGAATAAAAGAGGTTTTTATAGATAATATGATCTCTGAATTTGGTGTTGGCGATCCCGATTCTATAAATGATGATGTTAATAATTATATAGATATTAATATACTTCCTTTATATCAAGGGAATTTATTTGATTTATTTGTTAGTAAAAGTACATCAAATGATAGTAATTTTTACACAAACGATCTTATAGTCAGGGGGGATATAGATTCATCAGATAGATTTAATCTTGGTTATTTCCTAGAGCCAAATTATAAGTTAACCAAACAAACAAATCTAATCTATAATTTTGAGTATGATTTAGAAGGAAACTATAACTACTCTATGCTGTTTAATCTTGGAATAAATAAAATATAAGGGATGCCAATAACTAATATTCAGTATATAAACGGTAGTGATGATGAATCAGAATTCATCGATAAGGTAAATAGTAATTTTGATGAAATAATAGAGATCAAAGGAGGATCTCAAGGAATTCCTGGTCCTACTGGTTCAATAGGGGCATTTGGAGATTCAGGAACCCCCGGACCAACCGGAGTATCCGGACCTAGAGGTAATAGATGGTTTGCTCAGAGTACTCAGCCTCTGGGAAGCGGAAACACGGTAACAGAGGGTGATTTTTGGGTAGAAACAGCATCTGGTGACATTTATGAATTTACCGAGAATGGATGGTTAAATACGGGATATTCAATATCTTCTGGCTCTTCTATTTTCACATCGGTTCAATCATCACAAATCGCAGGGGGAACCGGTGAATCTGTTTTACTAGACCAAGTTATTCCGGAAAATTATGTTTTTATACTGGCTGATGTTGCATCAAGCTTTGGGATCTTAAATGAAAATCTTGCCAAATTTGTTATATCTTCAGACACCACAGTAAACGATTCTCCCCTCCTTGAATTTTCAAAAACTGATTTAGAAAATGGTACAATAGCGGATTACTCTTTACATCCAACTTTTGAGTGGCTAAATTTTGCATCATCAGATAAAGGAATACTACTGCAGATCCCAGGAGGAGCTTTTTATATTGGTGCTTCTGGTGGATTTAAATCAATATCAAATTTACTAACTATATCATCTAGTACAAATAAATTTGATGTTAATTACGGAACAACAGCTGGCTCAGAAATTTATGCAACTGGAGGAATTAATATAAATTCACCATCGGGTACTTTTGAATTTATTAGCCCATATTTTAATGTAACTGGACCCTCTGGTTCTATGAATAGCCCGGTTATTACCACCATGTCTTCTTCTCCATCTTCTAGCAGTCCATCTTCGGTATATCTTTATTCAGGATCAACAGGAGATGCTTTGGTTACTAGTAGATTGGGTGATACTTTTAATAAATTATCTCATAATGTCTATCACATTTCGTTAGAGAATTCCTCGGCAAAGCAATTTTACGTAAATACTAAGGGTAAGGTAATGACTAGAAAGATTTATTCCCCAGTAACTTACGGTAATATAACTTCATCAGCTACTGGGTCAGTTGGCGGAAATCAAGTTAGATGGTACACTATTACTCCGCCTTTCTCATCAAACGGTGTACCATTAACAAGAGGAAATACTGTAGTTATTACCCCGTATGGTACACCAGTTAATAATTATATAGGTATCGGAATTTCTAATATATTATCGAATGGACTAGGTACTACAGGGGGAATAGAGAACAATGAATCAATAGACGTTAGCGTTTATTTTTCGCCTAATTCAACACAGGCGGGTTATTCGGATGGTATAAAATATATCGGAAAAAGTACAACCTCAATATCAAGTGTTACTAATGTTGTTTCCCTTCCCTTTAATGCGATCTCTATAGATTTTACTATATCTAGGGGAGTTACTGGGGCATCATCAACCAGCGTCTATTATAAAGCTTATGGATCTGCTGGTGGAAGTGGAGGATCTTTCGTACTTTGATATATAATATAGTAAAAAAAATACAAAATGCCTGAATTAAAACTTCTTAGAATAGAGGACGGGGATTCTCAAAAGAATATTTCCAATAAGGTAAATTACAACTTCCAGGAGATTTTAGCCTATGGGGGTGGACCATATGGAAGAATTGGATCTGAAGGTCCCCAGGGATTTAATGGATTAGTTGGTCCTGTTGGATCATACGGAGATCTAGGATTAAGAGGATCTGTTTGGACGATAGGCCCATCCCAACCTAGCTCTGGTATTAATGGTGATTATTGGATGAACACTGATGATAATAACGCAGTATATGTTTTTTCTAATGATATATGGTCCTTATACGGTGTTTATGCTTTATCGAATGATTTATTTGATGTTATTGGACCTATAAATACTTCTTCTGGTCCATCTACAAAGTATGGCTATTTTCTTTTCTCCGGTGAACCTATATCTTATACAATGGTTTTAAGTGATGCCACGATAGTTAGCGGAAATCTAGCATCCCCTAATACTGTATCAAATCCACAATATACTAAGATGGTCGTATCTATTTACGGTAATGATGCCAGTAAGAATATTATGGAATTTAATAAAGGAATATATCAATCTTCTGTTTTATATAGTTCAGGAACACCAAAATTTTATTGGTTACAAGGGGCTACCGCAGAAAGAGGATCTTATGGTTTAGGTTTTAAAAACGGAGGAAGCACAACATTTAGAACAACTGCGGATTCATTATTTCGATCCACATCGGGATCTGTTGAATTTAGTTCTACTGGTATAAATATAAATTCATCATCCACTCAAGATCAACTAATTTTTAATTTATCAAATGGTATAACATTTAACACGGGGACAGGAACAGCATATTTTTCGACTAATAACTTTTCCTATAATGGTAATCTATTTACAATACCACTTCAACTTAATTTCCAAACTAATTCTAATCTACCAGCACTCACTATACAATGTGATAATTTTTATGATAATGGGATTAGATATTATTACGCAGGATCAAGTACATCTCTTGCAACTTTAATAAACGTGAGACAGATATCAGGTCAAGGTGATATCTTTAATGTATATGGGAATGGATTAGTTTATCTTTTCCGTAAAGTGAATACGATACAAAATACACAAACTCTAAATTCCACAGTAACCTCCATCGTTAGCGCTGTTACTATAGACTGGATAACTCTAATCCCTACTGTTGCTACTTCAGTCGGGACCGGAAATTATGTTTGGGTTAATAGGGGAAGTGATATACCTACAGCTAGAACATCATCGACTGGTAATCAACGGGGGGTTTGTCTATGGACACCAGCAACCGGCGGAACTGGTTCGATTTATAATAAAGGCTGGCTTAATCTACTAGAAAGTGGAGAAGCTATAAATCTAAGAGTTCATGCAAATAACTCAGCAGCTACGGGTGAACTTTTTAGATATGTTGGTCTAAATACATCAGAAAATCAAGCCTTAGCTCCGAATAATACTGCATCTTCTAATTACTCATATGCAGATTTAACTGGAAGTAGCTTCGTCGGTGCTTCCACAATAGATTTTACTATAGTTAATATACAAGGAACAGGTGGAACATCCGGAACAAGAAGATGGTTTAAAGCATATTACTCTGCATGGGGAGGTGGATTAACCGGAGCCAAATGTGGGGTTCTTTCAACTTATAATGCTACAGCTTAAATATGAAACTTAATACTAAACAAATATTTCAGGATGACTCTAAAAATGAGGTAATTAATAAGGTCAATTATAATTTCGATCAGATATTATCTTTTGGTGTCGGTCCTGATGGACATATGGGACCAAAAGGGGCTACCGGTATATTTGGGCCTGCTGGTAAAAAAGGAGCAACTGGATTAAGCGGACCTAGAGGTAATAAATGGGATTCAGGGGGGAACCAACCTTATGAATCTGTAGAATATGACCTATGGATAAAAGATGACGGAGACCTGGATTCTTATAGCGCAACTGGATCTTGGAATTTTACAGGATTTAATTTTTATAATTCATTATATTTTAAACTATATAACGGGATAGAAGGTCCAGCAGGGGTTACTGATAAATATGTCATAGGATTTAAGGATACTTTACCTGGTTTACCTTCTGCTTATTCTTTTGTTGTCGGCGATTCCTCCTTATCTACACTAGATTCGAACCCAAATAAATCTAAGCTAGTTGTTTCTGTTGCTGATCAAGTAACTAGACCCTTATTTTCTTTTTTGAAATCTGGATCTTCTTCTTCTGGCTTTCCTTCATTCTACTGGGATTCCCTTGGTAATTCAAATAATTTAATCCTAGAATCGGCTGGTAATTTAAATGTTGTTTCGTATCTCTCATTAAAGGTTAATACCGCAACAAATGGAAGAATATTATTAGATTCATACAAGGCAATAATAAATTCACAAAGCAGAGCATACTTTACTGGTAACGGGAATTTAAGTTTTAATGCAAATACGACAATTGGGGCTGGTTCTTCTTTGATAGTTAATTCTAGTAGATTGAGTATTACAACAACTCAATTCATAGCAAGTTCGTCTTTTTATATAAGAACATATAACTTCGGATCTACCGGGGGGTACGCCTTAAATTCTAGTCCCGCTAGCATCATCGAAAACGGAGGAATAAAATTAGAGGTTTCGGGAGGTCAGGCTGATCGAATTTTCCAATTAAAAGATCTCTCCGGTTCTGCTGTTTTATCTGCAAGACCTTCATCATCATCTAGTACTGCGGGAGATATGGCTCAGACAATATTCGGTTCAACCGGATCATCCGCTGGTGCAACCGCTGGTCCTTATACTTATCATGTATCAAAAGTATCCCTTTCAAAATCCGCGACTACATCTAGGTCAAGTGTTAGGACTGCACAAAACAATTGTACAGGAACACCATCGACAATACAGAATATTTTTCAGATTATTAGATTCGCTAATAACGTTACTGTTATATCACCGACATCCAGAACTAATGCATCTCTAAATTCAATCTATTTAGAAATTCCATCTTCATATTTATCGAATTTGGAAGGTATCTATTCTGCATCTCACGTCAATCCTTATAGGATAATATTAGATGATTTAAGTGCTAACCCCTTAACGCTATTTATAAAGGGAATAGTTTTTTATTATTCTAACACAGCATCTACTGGATGTTATCAATATGTTAATTTTAATCCAACATCTGATCAGAACTGTAGATTCGTTGACATCACATATCTTCCCCCTGCTAATTCATATAACCCAAATCCTAGAATTTTTTATAAGACATGTAACGGGACTAGCGGATACGTAAATATGGGTAATGTTTATGCAATAACCTCACCCCCGACATCAACTCCACCTGCAAGTACATCAGCATGATAATTAACTAATTTAAATATAAATACTATGAAAAATTTAACTAATAAGGAGAGAGAAAAAATAATTAATATATCTGAAAAATTCGTGGATATACACCAGAAAATAATTAAAATAGAAGGAAGGATTAATGATCTAAAATTGGAAGCTTCTTCCCTTATAAAGGAGCTAGAATCTTGCAGAGAAGTAGAGCATCTTTTCATTTCTACTCTCTCCGATAAATACGGGGAAGGAATATTAGATCCGCTAACTTTAAATTGGAGGGTTGATAACAAAAAAAAAGAAATAGTTTAAAATGGAAAAAATTAAAAAAATAACAGATTTTATAACCTCGAGGGGATTTATGCTAATAGCAATAGTTGTTTTAATCCTACTTTTTTTAAGACAATGTGGTGTGGCTAACGATGCAGAAAAAGAAGCTAAAAGAGAGCATAATAATTATTTAGCTTCGATAGATTCGGTCAGAACAATTAAAAAGGAAAGGGATCATGCAATATATGAGAAATCAGCTTTTCAGGTAAAAGTTAGTGAATTGACGCAGGACCAAAAGAATACGATTAAACAACTGGATCTAAATAGCAACGGGAGAGGAACAACACCAAAGACGGTTATTCAATATATTGTTGAGTACAGGGAAGTAATTAATAATATAGCTTCCACGGTGGAAAAGGATCCAGATGGAAGTGAATCTATTACTTTTTTACATAATCCCGAATTAAAAGGAAAAAATAAATTGAAGATCTCAGGTAAAGTACCATATTCTGTTAATATATTAAAAGATTCTATAGATTCAACAAAATATTTTGCAGAGATAATCCCGGGCGGAACAACTCTAGATATAGAACAAAGTATTGATATAGTTACCGGTGTTTATATGGAGCCAAAAACTAAAAGAATAATGACAAGGGTAAGCACTACATTCCCTAATTTAACTTTTAGTGAGATTAATTCATTCGACATTACAGATAATCCTGAAACTAGAAAGTTAATAAAATCTTCTAGAAAACAATTTGGATTAGGATTAAATATAGGATATGGTGCTAATCTAGGAGTCAGCGGCATAAACACAGGAATTTATGTTGGTATTGGATTTCATTACTCTCCTAGATTTTTGCAATTCGGAAAATAAATTAAAAAATGGCTTTTACTACAACATCTAAATTTGTTCAAATTACCCCGTATTTATTAATGGAGTATATGTATGCTGATGAACCTACCCCTGAATCTTACTTTGTAAATACGGGAACAACCACGGTGGGCTACGAAAAACTAGTGAACGGATACTTAAACAATAATATCCAAATTTTTAATCCAGGTGTTGATTATTCAATTACCCATAATACTGCAGATGACAGTGTTGTTAAAATAAGCGAATCCTCTTTTGTAACTCTGGATTCTAATCTTATCATACCCTTTAATGACTATAGTGACGAATTAACTAATACATCGGGACTTCCTATAACATTTCCCTCTAATTTGTTTATTGTTTATGATACGGTAAGGTATCACATAAGAGCAGGTTATAACTTAAACAATATAGACGGAATTGTCATGTCTATAGAATATCAAGACCAGGATTTATCTTATGTTACTGTATCTCAAATAGTAATTAAAAAAGGATCTCAGCAGTTTTATGTTTTAAATTCAAGCCCTATAAATATAGGAGCAAATATTTACGACAAATACTTTGAGATTAAAATACCTAATCTCAAAGATATGGGGGACAAGTACTTAGTTGCTTCCGGTGCATTTAAAACTCAGACACTAGCTTCTTTAATAAGCAAAAGCGGAGAAGGATTTGTATATGGTGCTCCACTTAGAATAAATGCATGGCAGATTCAAAATATTGTTGATTTTAATGGCTACGAAAGATATAACACTGCCAAAATATCTACTTTATCTTTAGAACAGGAAGACCCATTTTCTAATATAGGAGCAGAAATAAAGGAATCTGATCAGGGTCAATTTTTTGAGTATTATGCAACTGATAACGAGGGGTTCGTTGAAGATTTTATACTTTTTCAAAACTCAATAGGAAATGGATATTATATCAGCCACGAGATAGAGGTACTTGAGCAAATTGGAGCAGCTTTAATAAAAACATCGCAGTTTCAATCAATTCAGACTACAGCATATGACTCACCTAATTACTATAGACCTATTGTTAAAAATGCAGGAGTTGCTGTTAGTTTTATGCTGAGATATACTATGTCTTTAATAAACAGCATAAATCAATCTAGAATTACCAGAATATCTACCTACACATCAAACAATCCTTCACAATGGGGCACAAATATAACCCCGTTACAGCTTAGTAATTTTCCGCAGGTTCAGAAAATATACAATAGAGTTTATAGTCAACCGCAAATAAATGTATCCGGTGGATCTACAAATATTAGAGCTAAAGAAATAGTTAAATATGTGAATATTTTCGTGGATCAAAATTTTGTTACAGCAACAGCAAGTAGTCTAAAATTTGTTAATAATAAATTAAGTTCTGAGGAAGGTGCTGGCGAAACTACAGCATATGGTACTGGAAAATTAACATTTTCCATATCTCCTTTTGATAACTTTTATAAGTTCTCTTTTGTAAAAAGCGGGCCATCAGGAGATCCAGTTGAGATAGATCTTAGTAATTCCGGTAAATTTAATATTTCTTTTATTAATCCGAAAGGAAATAAAATACAAGTTCCTTCATTGGATGATAAGAATTTAGCTAATCCAGTTAAAGGTGAATTAGCTTTTAAAATAGATGAATCCATATCAACACAAATACTTCAAGTAATAGATAGGAGATTCTTTATTACCAACGGAACTACAATAAACCCTCCGGAAAAAATTACAAATAATAAAGGAAGAGCCGTTAATATTGATTTGAAAAAAAATGTACAAAAAGCAATTAAATCGGTATTTGAAAATGGTAATAATATAAAGGCTTCAACAAATAACACAAGTTCTGTTATGTATTGGGGTTACTGGAAGAAAGAGGGAGAGGAGGATTTCTTAACAGGCGCAACCGGAGGAACAACAGTTTTAACTCCCACACCTGAAACTAGTGGTATAGTATTTACTAAAGAATTAGAATCACCTGCTACCCCTTCAATTAAGGTGATTAAACCAGCTTCTGATACTAAGGTACCCATCAAAAACCCAATAAACGCAGCATTGAGCGATGCGCAAATAATCGCTTTATCTGCAGATATATTAGGACTTCATGATAGCGGAAAGTCAGACGCTTTCATTATTAATTACTTCTTAAATCCTCTTGAACCGGGGTTCGCCAAATATCCTGGATTAACCAGGGAAGAGTTTAAAAAAGCTGCATATGGAATTCTTTTACCAGCAACATTAAATAATATATAATAAAAAGGTAAGCATGCTACTTAATCCAAAACAAAATAGTTTTTTCTTTCAATTTCCTAAAGGATTTTTTCCTGAAATTATAGTTAATAAGTATTTGCCCTATCTTAAGAAACAACCAATCCCATATGATAGTTTAACTCAGTATGTTAATAGCACTATTCAAACTATTAGCTTCCCTGGATTACAGCTAGATTCGGTAGAACAAATAAGGCCTTTGGGTAAAAAAGTCACTTATAGAGGATCTACTCCTATCCAGGATTTGTTTACTAATGATCTTAGCGTGCAATTTAGATTAGTTGATGGGTTTATAAATTACTTTATTCTCCTAGATACGATTCTATGGTACGTTAATTTTTCACAAGAACAGGTATTTATACAGGATCTTCCTCTAAGAATTATGGACAGCGAAGGAAACATAGTGGTTTCCGCAACATTTCAGAAGCCAATTTTATCTTCTTTTTCAGAGCTTCAGTTTGCTTACACTTCAAATTCAGCTCAGGATGCTAATTTTACAATGGGCTTTAAGTTCAATTACCTAGATATAAAATTGGAAGCTAAGTAAGATATATAGATCAAATAAGGAAAGAAATGAAAAAGTATTCAGAATTACAGGAAATGAATGAAATGAAATACGCCCAACCGCTTTTCACGGAAAAGGATCGTATGAAAAATTTATTAGTAGCAGCATCAGGAAACGACCAAAGAGTTTTGAACGATCTAGTTAACTGTTTAAGTGACGAACAGATGAAGAAGTGCTACGATAAGCTTTCCCAAGTATATGGTTATACTGGAAGCACCGGTCAGAAAATAGTTCCTCCTAGTCTATAATTTTAATGAATTTAGTAGGGATAGATTTTTCAATTAATTCACCCGCTTTCTGTTGTTTTAAAGATGGTGTATATACATGGGGATCAGTGACTAGATCAGAGAGATCAATGGAATCACTTATTAAAAATACAAAGAAACCATATTACTGGTTAGATTGTGATCCTAATTTTATTCTGACCTTTATAGGGAAAGAAGATTTACCTGATGACTACAGCGGAAGGGAAAGAATGAAGATATGTTACTTTTTAAACATCGTAGACGAGCTCTGGGATAGCGTTAAGAGAATAATGGGGGATTCAAATTTTAGCGTGGCTATGGAGGGTTTAAGTTTCTCCTCAAACGGGAATGCCCTAATAGATATTTCTATGGCAACTTCGTTACTAAGGGAAAGAATAATTAAAGATATCGGAGTAAATTCTTTTTATGTTTTCTCGCCAACCAGTATAAAAAAGTTTGCATTAAAGGGCAATGCTAAAAAAGATGAGCTTTATGAAGCTCTATGTAATTTTAAAGAAGATGAAACAAATTTAGATGTATTTACTAAGATGCTAGCACACAACAAAGAAGAATGGGTAACTAAAGCCAAACAGGTAAATAAACCCATTGATGATATTGTCGATGCCACTTGGATTAACTTGTATTTAAAAAAGGAATTAAAAGGAATTTATGAAATTGAGAGAAATTTGGAAACTAAAAAAGCTTCTTCTACGATCTGATATACTCGGCATCGTTATAAATAAAAAATCACGGAATATTATAAATCTCAGGGATGGACCATAGGGCCAATCAATTTTATTGTGGGTTACCCAATTTCCCTAATAATTGGAACAAAAAATAAAAATTTAAATAAAAACTAAAATTAATTTAAAAAACATGAGTAATTTAGACATTTTTAACTTAGACGCAGAGTCATTTGTAACAAAGATTAACCAAACAGGGGGATTGAAAGACCTCGAATTTTACAAACCTTATCCAGAAGACGGAAAGGATGGAGTTTATAAATCATTAATCCGATTAATACCAAACTCCGAAAATCCAGCAAAATCTAAAATACATAAATATTATGTGTATTTGAATGATCCAGTAAGTGGAAACGGATTTGCAGTAGATTGCCCTTCAACAGTTGGTAAAAGATCAATTCTTAAGGATCTTTTTTGGAAATTAAAAAATTCCCATTCGGCAGCTGATCAGGAATTGGCAAAGAGTTTTTCTAGAAAAGAAGATTTCTATTCGTTAATTCAAATTGTACAAGATAAGAACAATCCAGATTTAGAGGGAAAAATTATGATCTTTAAATTCGGGAAGAAAATAAACGAAATGATTGAAGCTCAACTTCAACCAGAGTATGGAGATGCTTGTAATCCTTATGATCTTTTTGAGGGAAGAGAATTTGCTATTAGTGTAAGAAAGGTTGGCGAATGGAATAATTATGATTTATGCTCGTTCGTTGGTGAGAGAACCCCTATAAAAATTCAGGGAGCTCAAATGAAAAAAAACCAAGAGGATATGGATAAAATCTTGGAATATTTAAATAGTGGTCCGAGAAACTTATCAGCCTTCGATTATAAGGATTGGGATGATGATGTAACCGATAAAGTTATGTCAGTGATTAGAAACACTGTACCTGAACAAAGAATCATAAACGAAATAGTTGGCGGAGTTACCTCGGCTGCTTCTAAACCAAATCCGGTTCAGCAATCTAGTGCATCTTCTCAAATGTTAGAAGATGTTTCTAATACTAAAGTTGGGGGACAAACACGAGAAGAACCTTCACCAGAAGCTCCTTCTACACCTTCTTCTACATCTTCTTCTGCATCACTGGATGATCTTTACGCAGATCTTTAATTAAAAATTATAAATTGGGGGCAATTAATTAACTTGTCCCCAATTTTTATATCATGGAAATATCAAAAATAGAATCTTTAGTAAGGGAAGTACTTATTAGGCAATTTCCTGCTAATCCAGGAAAGCAGATAGTATACAAAGCTGGAAACAGACTTAATGTATCTTGTCCTTATTGTGGTGATTCAAATGACTCAAGAAAGAAAAGGGGAAATTTTTATCTAGATACATTAGCTTATAAATGTTACAATGGAGGATGTGGTATTTATAAAGATTCTTTAAGTTTCTTTAAGGATTTCTCACTTTATTCGAAATTATCTAATAATGAAAAAAGCGAGATTAGATCAATACTAGATGAGAATAAAGGTAAAAGAAAGAGTGTATATGGAAACGTTGATCTTTCTCTATTTTTCGAAAATGACATAAATGAAATCCTGATTAGTAGATCTGAATTTATGGAAAAGCTAGGGCTCAGTAACGTTTTTGGATCTACAATACAAAGATACATCCAGAGAAGACAACAAAAAACTGATAATAGATTTGCTTGGGACCCAAAGAAAGAAAAGATATTTTTATTTAATCTTACCCCCGATGATAAAATAATCGGACTTCAGGTAAGAAATATGCAATCGGTTAAAGGGGGGTCTAAATATTTAACATATAAATTGAGTGGGATCTATGAGAAACTTCTTAAAATTACTGACGCAGAAATTTTAACACGTGCTAGGGAGGTTGATCCAATTTCCCATGTTTTTAATATAGGAAATTTAGATTTTAGCTCTTCGATTACTGTTTTTGAAGGCCCAATGGATTCTTGGTTTTGGAAAAATTCTGTTGGCTTATGTTCGATAGAAAATAAATTTCCATTTGAAGTAGAGGGGATTAGATATTGGTACGACTGGGATAAATCTGGCATAGAGAAAAGCATGGACTTATTAAGTAAAGGATTTATTGTTTTTAATTGGGGAAAATTTTTAGAGGAAAATAATATCACTAAAAATAAAAAATGGGATTTAAATGACCTTGTTGTTCACCTCAGATCAACAGGAAAAAAAATAAAAAGGCTGGATGACTATTTTACTGATGATGTATTGGATTTAAGATATTTTATTAATGAGTGAGGATGAAATAGATAAAAAAATGGAGGAATGGGAATCCAGTATAAATACAGAGCTGAAGCCCAAATTAAAATATCCCATCAAGATAATAGAGCAAGATATATTAAAAGTGAATATTGAATTTATAGAACCCTCGATAGATCCGCCTAAGAAAAATATTAGGAAATCCACATCACAATCTTTTAAGGTTGTAGATATTACAAAGAAAAAAAATAAAAACAAAAACCTATTTTAATGTCAAATTCAGAGAAAGCAGATTTTAATAAATTATTTGAGACCGAAAGATTCAATTGGAAGGAGAAGATACAAATTTTAGCATTAGAGATGAAAGACATCAAGACTCTCGCTAAAGCTCAAGTTGATTTATTCAGTCAGAGACAAGTACTTTTAGAGTACAGTTATAAATTAGCCTCGATAGTTTCTAAATTAAATTCCAAATATAGAATTGAAAAATCAAAAAAACTAAAAGACTATTCGGAAAAAAGTGATATTAGATACGGAGCAAACGAAAAAAATGTTTTAATTGAAGGTGATATTAGTGAAATAACGGAAAAAATAGAATTAGTCGAGGGCCACAGAAAGTATATCGACCAAACGGTACAAACGATTGATCATATGTTATATGGGATTCGACAGAGAATAGCTCTTGAAGATTACCTCCGGGGATCAACAGTAAAATAAAATAGAGATTTATGTTAAGATTTCAAGTTTCCGAGGATCAACAATGGATGATATTAATAGAGTCTATTGACGAGGTAGAAAAAAAACAGATAGACATTTCATTAACACAAAAAATCCATAACTTTTATTTTCATCCGCTAGTTAAGAAGAAAATATGGGATGGGAGTATATGCTTTATAGAGAAAAAAGGTGGTATGTGGAAAATACCAATAGGATTATGGAGGGAATTACTTGAAATAGGTGAGAAATACAAGATAGAAATATCAATTAAAGGTATCGAAGATCTTATAATTAATGATCTTTCTTTGGCCGATTTCACTAAATGGGTTGATGATTTTTTTAGAGATGGTATAAATGGTGATATTAATAAAAAACCGAGGGATTATCAAATAGAGACGGCGTGGAAGATTATTAGGTATAGATATTCAGTCTCAGAGGTTGCAACATCATCAGGAAAAACGTTAATCTCATTTATGATATTTGCCTACTTAAAATCTAAAGGCATGATCAGAAAATTTCTCATGGTTGTCCCTAATACAAATCTTGTTTTTCAGGGTAGTGATGACTTTGTAGATTACGGGTTGGATAGGCTTGGAGTTAAGATTCAACAGATAGGAGGAGGAAGTAAAATCAGGGAAGGCTGTGATTTAATAATAGGAACTTTTCAATCTCTAGTTAAGCAGGAATCTGATTTCTATGAAGAGATAGATGCAGTTTTTATTGACGAGGCACACCATACTAACAGTATGTCTATAAAGAAAATTGTAGCGCATTGTACACTATCTAAATGGAGATTTGGATTAACAGGAACACTAACTAAAAGAGAAACTGCTGATTATCTTACCATACAACAATTTTTAGGTCCACTTGTTGTTGAAATCCAACCAAGTTTTTTATTCGATAATAATTATGCTACACCTGTTTCAATACGAGTTATTATTATGGACTGGCTCGAACAGGGATATAAGGATAAGCTGGCTGAACTTAAAACAAACTCAAATAACATTGAGGGGAATGAAATATACAATATAGAGAGAAAGCTTGTTGTTGAAAGCAAAAAAAGACTAAATTATATTGTTGATTTTATAAGTAAGGGATCTAAGAATTCATTAGTTCTTTTTCAATCAGTTAAAGACGAGTACGGAAAGCAAATATGGAACAATCTTAGAGAAAAAAACGGGGATAAGGAGGTTTTTTACGTTGACGGGGATACTAATGAGAATCTAAGGGAGGAATATAAGACTAGAATGTCATCAGGGGAGAATAAAGTTCTAGTAGCAACATATGGTACCTTTTCTACCGGAATATCTATAAATAATATACACAATATTTTTCTTGTTGAATCATATAAAAGTGAAATTTTAATCAAACAGAGTTTAGGAAGAGGAATGAGAAAAATGGAGGGGAAGGAAAAGGTTAATGTTATAGATTTCGTCGACGATTTTTCTAGTGGAAAATACCAGAATTACCTTTTAAAGCACAGCAGGGAAAGAATAGAAATTTATAAAAAAGAATTATTTGAATATAAGATTTATAATATAAAACTCTAATTTAAACTGGGATATATACATAAAAATCTATTTCCATGGGAATTAAAAAATTTGATTCGTTTATATCGGAAAATTTAAATGAGGAATCGTCAACTAAAGAGGGTAAAAACAAATTTAGTAAATGGTTAAGAGGAGTAAATGACAGAATTAAGACTGAGACCGATAGTACTAAATACTATAGTAGGTATTCTGACCCAAATACTGATAAATTCGTATCAGCAAATAAGGCAATAGCTTTAATCCCAGGAGCTTTTAGATTAATTATAGGTGCAGGTGCTGCAATATCTGATTTTTTTACTAAAGGAGATAATAAGGATACAGTATCCAAATATTCCAAAGAAGATATTAGTAATAAAAAAGAAGAGATCATAGATAAATGGGAACAGGACAACATTAAATCAAATACCACAGAAGCTGACGCTGAAAAATTCTATAAATCGGGAATTCTTAAGGGTAAAAAATTCTTTGGCCCTAATTACGACCCGACAAAACCTAAAAACAACGACGAAGAAATGTACACCGATTATATTAATGGCGTGATGGAAAGATATTATAAAAGAACATCCAAATATGATAAATAAAATTATGGATTTCTCAGGATTCTCTAGAGTTTTTGAAGGGGGAGCAGCTATAAAAACATCAAGAAGTATTAGAGAGGACGAGTTTCCTAAAACCTTTGATAGTATAAAATCTATTTTATTTCCTATCTTAGGTATAAATCAAATCAAGGAGGGATCTCAATATCTTGTAATCGGTAGTATTGGGAAAAAGAAAAACCCAGAAGATACGTCAGGCGATCTTGATATAGGATACGACAGCAGTTGGTTTTCTAGAGAACATGGAATTACTCCGAAGGAGTGTTCATCTGAAGTTTATAAATTAATCTTGGAATCTCTCCCGGAAAAATTAGGATTCGACCCGGAGATAAAACATATGAAAGGTTTAGGTATAGTTAGTTTAGGTTGGCCAATACAAGGAGATTTTAATAAAGGTATAGTTCAATTAGATTTAATAGCGGTATCTAGCATGGAATGGGCCAAATTTATTTATTATTCGCCTAATTATAAAATAACGGAGAGTAAATATAAATCAGCTCACCGAAATTGGTTACTAACAGCAATATTAGCATCAAGAAGAAAAATTACTAGGGTAGATCCTGACGGACAGGTATTGGATTACGATTCCCCCGTTATAATGCTTAGCGACGGTTTATTCTGGCACACCAAATCTTATGCAGGAAAGATTAAAGATAGACTTAAGAATCCTAAAAAAATAGAAGGAAGCGAAAGATTTGTTACTCGAAATCCACAGGAGTTTATAGATTTTACTCTGGGACCAGGATATACATTAGAGGAAGTAAAAACATTTGAGCAGGTATTTTCAATAATAAATAACCCTTCTTTTGAATTATATGATAACATGGAAGAGATCAAAGATAAATTTAAAGAATATCTAAAAAGATGCGGTTTGGACGTTCCGTCCGAAATAAATAGGATTTAATAGATATAATAAATATAATATACATTACTAAAAGAAAATATGTCAGGAATAAGTCATTTATACGACATTTATAATAAGAAGGGAAAGGATTTTGTAGAAAATCTTTTTAATTCTTACGTGACCGTTAATGAAAAGATGGACGGGTCAGCATTTATGTTTGAAAGAGACGTAGAGACTGGTAAATTTATTTTTTATAAAAGGGATCAGCGAAATCCTATTACCATGGTGGATAGGACTTTAATGAAGTATTACGAAAAGCCTATATTATATATAGAATCTTTACCTATACATATCATCAAAGAAATACCTAGAGGGTGGAAATTTGGATTGGAATATTTTTCAAATCCTAACCCGGTAGAAATTGCTTATGACAGAATTCCTAAGAATAATTTAATTCTTTCTTATGTTAAGCCTAAAGAGGATTCCGATTCTGAGCAAATTACAGATAAAAAAAAACTTGATGTCTGGGCTAATCTGATAGGGGTTGAAATCCCACCCATAATTTTTCAAGGAATTTTATCAGCTGAACAGAAAAGTATGATTCTAGATTTTCTTAGAACACCTTTTGATAAGCTAGTTAACGAATATAAAACAAAGAGTTTTGTTAGATTTATACTTGGTGTCCTTAATCCGGAGATAAAGAGCAGCGCATTAAATAACGATTTAGATAAACCAATAGAGGGGATAGTATTTAGATTTAGCTCGGATTCCAATAATAAAGGAGATGTTATACTTTCTAAAATGGTAGATCCGGTATTTACTGAGATAGCAAAATCCCGATCTAGTAAAAAATCTGAAGAGATTCCTAGTGATTTTTTAGGCATTACCATTCTCGATGTAATGAATTTCATTTTGGATAGAGGAATAGAAAATTTTAAAGTTAAAGGTGACTCTGAAGATAAAAGATATATTTCATTTATATCGGATGTTTTTTCTAAATTTTTAGAAGAATACGGATACAAATATAAAGGTGCTAATTTTCAGGAGCCAGATTATTTAAAGAAGGAAGAATTTAGACTAAATAGGGATATGATTGCTGATCCTAGAGTTATGAAATGGATCGAGGATGACGATTCCTATGAATCTTTATTTAAGCTTATTCTGAATTCATTCAGAAAAATTAAGAAAAGAACTGATGGAATTATAACACCTGGCATAATTGATCAATTTAATATGCTAGTTTCTAATATAGATACTGCTGTTAGAAAAAAGAAATTGGTTAAGACTAACGAATCTAATATACCATCATTTCTAGATTTTAAAAAGAATAATATAGATCCTGTAAATTTAGATCACTTAACACTAGAAGGTGACGAGGCAGATGAAAATTTTGATGATCATTTCTATTCTTATAATGACTTTATTACAGCTCTAGAAACAATTGATTCTGTAGATAAACCTAAGGTTGATACAAAGCCAATAGACGATAAATCGGTTAAAGATAACAGTAAAGCTAAAAAAGGAGATCCCCAGAAAGTAAATCTTATAGTTGGCCGTTTTCAACCATTTCATAACGGTCATATGAAAATGGTTGATGTATTAAGGGACAAAAACGAGCTTCCTTCTATAGTAGCAGTAGTTCATTCAGGAAACGATAAATCGGAAGATTCTCCTTTTGATCTAAATCTGGTTTCTAAGTATATGGAAAGTTTAATCATGGAATTTCCTCAGAGAATACAAGGATATTTTATCGTCAATAAGGGACTATTAGGCCCGATTTGCAGCAGGGCTAAAGAGCTTGGGTATCTTCCAGTTTCTATTGGAAGCGGGGAAGATAAATCTGATGATTATAATAAACAATTAGATTTTCTAAAAAAGATTGGTTCCGATTTTCATGAACCAATGGAGTTAATAGAAACCCCAAGAAAAAATAGTGGAAGCGAGATAAGGGATTACCTAGATAAGGAGGATTTCCTGGCTTTTAAAAAGTCAGTCCCCCAGTCAATATCTTCATTCTATCAGCAAATGGTCTCTTCTAAAAAAGGCAGACAAATTACCGAAAATTTAATAACGGAAAAATTAGAAAAAAATAAATAACAATGAACAGATTTGTAACTAAACTTAGCGATTTTAAATTTAAGGTTAATGAGAGTGATGGATTCGGAACTTCCCAATTTTTAAGGAAAAAAGAATCCGATATCTACCATTATTTCTTTAATTTAGATAAGGAAAATGGTGGCACCGAAGCATATCACCTAATTATCGGTAAATATTCAGACAGAGAAGTAATAGAGGGTCCTAAAAATTCATATTGTGTATTAACAATAAACGAGATATCACCAGAGATAATAGAAGATATTGCAGCCGAAAAGGAGGATATCCCGGGAATGAACTCACAAAAATTTAAAATGGGTTCAGGTGAATTATCTAGAACAATGAAGTACGTTTATAAATGCGTAAACGATTACCTTCAGATTAATCCAAAGATTATTAGAATATATGACGAGATACAAGATAATTTAATTTATGACGGCAAGGGAACATATTTGGAATATATGAAATCAATTTCTCTATCGGAACTGGGATTAAATTGGTCCGTCCAAGAAGGATCATCTAAAATGACATTAATTATAAGCAGATAGGAAACTTTTTTAAATTAACATATATAATTACAAACTAATAAAAAAAAATAAAATGGAAAAATTCGAACAAATTAAAGCTCTAATTGAGCAAACACAAGGTGACGTTGAGAAATTCTCAGCTAAAAGAAATGTAACTGCAGGAACTAGAGTAAGAAAAGCTATGCAGGAGTTAAAAAATCTAGCTCAGGAATTAAGAATTGAAATTCAGGAAATAAAAAATAAATCTTAATCACTAAAACATTAATAAATGAGCTATTGGGTAGTTAAAACAAAATTCGAATCAGGAGAGGTAAAAAAAAACGGAGATCCGGTTTATAAAAAAGCAGAATTTCTAGTTGCTGGTGACTCTGTCATCGAAGTAGAAAAAAAAGTTGCAGAGTATATGGACGGTACCGTTGGAGGCTACGAATCTTTTCAGGTTACAAAAACAAAAATCGAAGCCGTTATATACAACAAAGACAAATATGAAGAGCAGCTCCTCTAATTCCGCTGAAACCAGTTTTTATGCTCCACCGCAATCACCAGTTGCCATACAACCCGGGGATACCGGATTTAAAATTGTAGGTAAAGGGTATAATAGATTTATTTGGACGTTTGCAGACTGGCAGAAAGGAAAAAAGAAGATCATAGATCCCGATACCAATTGGGATATTGCTTCAAAACAAATTACCCAGAAACAATGGGATAAAAAACAAAGAGACCTATATTTAAAATAGGTCTTTTTTTTTGATATATACAATTAAACATAATTTGTATAATGGGAAAAATATTAACTTTTAGCCAATATTTATTTGAAAATACCAATCAATCTGTAATTGATAGCTTTAAAAAGGCAATCTCGGATACCAATGCTGAGGAATCCCCTAGAGGTAGCAATAAAGGACCAAATGTTGAAGTCTTACAGGGGGGAGTTAATATAAATCCAGGCGATCCGTGGTGTGCAGCTTTCATATATGGTGTTTTATCAAAAACACTATTTTCTCAGGAAATAAAAAATAAAATTGCTAAGACAGGCTCAGTTCAAAATCAATGGAATACCACAAAAGGAAAAAAAGTGATTAATAAACCAAATTTGGATATAAACTCTGTTTTACCAGGAATGATTTTTTGCTACCTTAGTAAGGATAAAAAAACGGGGGGCTATCCAGGAAACGGACACACTGGAATAATTTTATCGGTGGATAAACAAAAAAAAGAATGGACAGGAATAGAAGGTAATGCAAATCCTATAGATGGCAGTAGGGAAGGCTATGGAACTTTTATAGTAACGAGAAAGTTTGCGGACCCTAGCATATCAAAAGACAATGCGGAACATCCAGCAAAGTTACTTGGATTTATAGATTATTTTTCAACATACAGGAATACCCCACAATTTACTGTTTCTTTATCTAATAGCTTAAATGATTTATCTAATAAGCTTCTACCAAAAACAAGAAAAGAAATAGCTTATCTTAAAGCTAATCCAAAAGTTTTATATGATTACGAGAGAAATTATAAAAATAGACATAAAAAACCCACTGGAGGAAGCATCAATAGGTAATAAGTTCAGAAATAAATCATAAAAATATGCCAGCAGTTAGTACAGCACAACAACGATTAATGGGTCAGGCCTATGCTATAAAGATAGGTGCAATGGAACCAGAAGATCTAAATCCTAAATACCGAGCTAATATTTTAAAACTTGCTAAAGAAATGACTAAAGCTGAGCTTGAAAAATATGCTTCAACAAAGCATAAAAATTTACCACATCATATTGATGAGGATATCATTGGTAATCTTTCAGTTAGTTTAGAACCGGTTGGGTCTGATAAAATACCACAGTTTCACCCGAAGGGACCAGGAAAGATAATTCCTTTCCTTGATCCTGATGCTAAACAAAAAAAAAGAGGAAAGGGTAACCTCCAAAATCTTAAGGATTATCGGGACTGGATAAACACAAAACAATCTTAAAAATAGGATAATAAAATCAGGATATATAAATAGTGAAACATGTTGTAATCTTTGAGGAATATGATCCATCGGACGAGTATAAATTAGATTCTCGTAGAGCCATTAATTTGGATAGGATAAGAAAATCAATAGAATATAAAAGAATCATGGATCTGGGATTTGAAGAGGAAACATCACACCAGCAGGAGCTGAATAACTCTATGAAGTTTATTAGGACAGAGAACAAACAAAGGGAGAAAGGCCACGGGGATGTTTTTTATACAATTCACCCGACAGGAACAGTTAGAAGATATAATCCTATAAGATCTAAAGAAACACCAGAGGGAAGCGGAAACGACATCAAGAAATTTGTGGAGCCTTTTAAGAACATAGCAGATTATAAGAAAGGGTTAAACTATTTATGGCAGTACCTTAAAAGGAAAGAAGATAGGAAAGATTATAGATAATATATAATAAAATAATAGATATGTGTGATTGCGGAGGATATAGCGTTGCAGAATCATTAAATTCAAGAAAAGGAGCAAAAGAGGTCAGCCAGATAGACAATAAATGGATTCTTGATAATTTAGATAGGGAACTTTTAGTTCAAGGTCCCATATACGATATATACAATGATATTATAGGTTATATAACAAAAAATAAAGGGGGTAACATAGTTAGAATATTTCCCCATAATATAAAAAAAATATTAGATTAAATTTATGTTTTATCCAACTGGAAATACAACTAAAGGAAGATGTCTAGTCTGCATGGAGGACGAGAAAAAAGAAATTAACGAAACCCTTAATAAGTGCAATGAGTCTTGCATGACAGAGTGCATGGGAAAATGGTTAAATGAAAAAAACTACTGCGTTGAAAAATGGCAGCTTAAAGAATATCTTAAAGAAATGGGATGTAACGAGGAAAAAATAATGGAAGATATGGATGCTGCACCAGCTCCTACCTCCGCTCCCGCTCCAGGTCTTGCAACATTAGGAAATGTCCCAGGTATGGGTAATCCAAGCACACCTTCCAATGATGGAACAAATGCTGGTTTTAATGATTTAAACAAAACCGGAAGTGGTGATAAATTTACCACATTAAATGCAGGAACTGCAGCTGCACGTAAGAAAGGTAAAAAAGGTAAAAATCTTATTTCTTATATAGATTTTATAAAAAGTAGAAAAAAATAAATCGGCTTACTATTTTGGCAATTAGTATTATAATAAATATAGGGAAAGAAGACATTTAGTCTTCTTTTTTTATATGGAACTGTTTTTGTACTAAAATAAGTAAAAAATAAAACATATTATGAACACAAAAGAATTTAGAAACATGTTTCCCACTATCCTATCATCTACCTTGAGTGATTCCTTTTTGGATAGCGTTGTATCAGCTAAATCTGGGTTATCTAATGATACCCACAAGTCTGAAATAAAAGACGGAAAGCTTAATATTGAATTTTCTTTACCTGGTTTGGCCAGAGAAGATATCTCTGTTTCTTTTGAAGCCAATAAACTGACTCTAGAAATAAACAGATCGAATAATTGGAATGTCGAAGATATAAAGACATACCTAATATCTGAAAAATTTAATACTGATGGAGCCTCAGCTGAAATGAAAAACGGGGTATTGGAAATAAAAATTCCGGAAAGATCAAAAAAAGGATCAAAAAAAATACAAATCACCTAATTCGTTAAACACGTAGATTTTCATATTCTTTGGTGATATATAAATAACAATTTTAAAAATAAAATAAAAACTACCATTATGAAAAGACCAGTATTAACATTTGCTGATTTCCTGATAGAGTCTGCAAGAATGATTAACGAGGGATATAGCTTTAGTCAGGCTAAAGAGATTTTATCCCAATACATTAAAGCCTCAACAGTTGCCGAGGAGTCGGAATTTAAATCTAACATTAAAGCCATTACAACAACCCAAATAGCTGCAATTGAGAAAATGGCTGAAGGAGTTTCAGAAGAAGTAGTTAAAGCTTTAGGTGATGCTCTTGGAAATATGCTAAATGTTTCTTTGGAGAATAAGAAAATGGAACTTAATGTAGCAGACACAGAAATCTGTATTGACCGAGTGATTATTAACAACGTAGTAGCTGGTCAAGTATTCTGCGACGAGGTTCCTGCTACTTCAGTTAAAACCGTGGCGGTTACCGATAATAAAGTACCATTAGAGGGAATTCTTACAGGAATAAATCTATATAATACCGAAGCAAGAAAGGATAAAAAATATTGGACACAGAAAAAAGAAGGAGCTGACTTAGATTTTGTCCGTCTGGGAAAGAAGGGCACAGCTACACCTAACGCTGATAGTGATAATCAGATTTATATAACCAATGGTGATTCTAAGCTCGAATGGAAAAAAAATACCGAAGCAAACACGATTAGGCCATTATCTGGTTTTGCTGACCCAAGCCTCTCGTACTCCTCAGATGATGCTTTAAGAGTAAAATTAACTCTTTATGGAGTTCAAGATGTGCAGAAAGGTAAGGGAGGTAGCGTATCAGTAAGTGAAATTGTTCCTATTACAATTAAGAAAGGTGGGGGAACAACAGAAAAAGCTGTAGATATCCAAGATAACGGAACTTTATTCGTAAAAGCTAAATCTGAATTGCTAGAGGATGGTAAAAGAAACATCTTCAACGCTATTCAAACTAACTTTACCTCAGTTACCTCAGTAGAAGTAGTTGGTGGTGCTTCTAAAGAAGGCGACGAGGCTTTCAATAAGAAGCTTTGTTTAGATAGAGCTGGTTCGGTAGTTGAATTTCTTAAAACATTGATCCCAGGAGCATCTATCACAGCTTCTAAAGAAACTAACATCCAGCCTTTAGAAAGTACTGAAGATCTTAAAACTTGGAGAAAAGTTACGTTAAATGTAACTGGTACTCTAAGTGCAGTAGAACCAGCTTCTGACGTGATTCAGTATGTTGCACAGAATAAAACTATAAAGGCAGACCAATACAGATTATATCAAATTACTCTTAGCTTCTATGCTTATTTAGATATAGACAATGCATAAAACAATAGCACATAAAAAAAGGAGGTCCTAGGACCTCCTTTTTTGTGATGTTTGTTTTTTATTAGTCAAAAGAGATAACCACGTAGTATACCCCGTTTTCTTCGATCTGTTCTACCCAGAATTTCTTAGGACTTCCGTATCGGTTGAAATATGATTTAAACTCACTGGTAGTAAGAGTGTTTAATGCTCGTTCTACGAAGAATTCATATCCGTAGGTGTCGATTAGGTCTACCCCCTTGATTGCATTACCTGTAATATTAGAAGCATTCAATACGGTTGAGATGTGTCCTTGATTCTGTACAAATCCTTGGGACGTACCGGTTCGGAATTCTTTCAGATAGTTGTAGCAACCGTTTTTCAAAGTTGCATCTAGCTTAATGTCAGAACCGTATGCTTTTTCGAATCCAGATTCGATGCTGTCTTGAACTGATTTGATTTTATCCCCGTTACCTCCGTTTGCATATGAAGTGTTGAAGAAAAAAGTAAGAGCGATTACCAATCCTGTTACTTTGCTAAACTTGTTTTCTGTTTTCATAATTTCTATTTTTTTAATTGATTTATAAGGTAAATGTAGAACAGTAACTCGGGGAAAAAAATAAAAACACTAAAAATTTTTAAAAAAATATTTTATACGTGCGTGCGCTTTTATTTTTAATATACGCATTGATTCATTATCTTTATAATATGGAAATTAAAGGAAGAGAGATTCTTATACAAGAGGAGTACATTAATTCCCCGTGGAAAATGCTTGTTTGCTGTATTCTTTTAAATCAAACTAATAATAAACAAGTTAGACCTATTTTAAGCTCCGTATTTGAACTTATTCCAAATCCCGTATCTACTATTGGGTGTGATCCGGAAAGGCTGGCAGCGGTCATAAAAACAACCGGATTTCAGAATGTAAAAGCATCCCGGATAATAAAGTTAAGTCAGAAATGGGTTGATGGATTTGAACATGTAGGTCAGTTACCAGGGATTGGTAAATATGGGGTAGATTCATGGAATATTTTTATAGAGTGCGATCTATCTGTTATCCCAACCGATAAAAAATTAATAAGTTACTTGGGAACCCAACAGGTTTGAGAGAATCAATTAAACTATGAATATGTTTTTTTTTTTGATATATAAGATAAATTAAATTTAAAAACTATAAAATGAAAAAACATATTAAATTATTTGAACAATTTATCGGAGAAGCTTTCAATGAATTTGTAGATATTGAAAAAATCCTTGCAGTCGACGGAAGAATAAAACCGTCTTTACAAAAGACTTTTACAATTAATGATGAATCAGAGAAAAGCGTTATCGGAATAGATGATAAGTATAGAGCAAAAGATATTTTTATAGAAGCAGATTCAATAGAATTTATGCTTTCCGACGAGGGAAGTTATGAGATAGGAGAAACCCTTTCTGCTAGTTTAAATCTATCTCTTTTGAAAGGATTAACTTTAGACCTAGACAAAGCAAAAATGAGTCCGGATTTTAAAAATCTTAAAGTCAATAGTGGTATTTTAACATTTGATTATATTATTCCAGCTGATTTTGCTGCTAAAAATAAAAAAGAATGGGGAGGAGGAACAAAAATTAGAAGAATAGATAAATTTAAAGAAGCCTTAAAAGGAGGAATAGATAAAGTAATAAAAACTTTAGACGGAAAATCAGATAAAGATATTCCCTCATTTTCTATAATAATACCTTGCCCTTCTATCGAAGAATATGGTTCTTTAACTATAAGTATTGTATTTCAACCGGATACGCAAATCGGATAAGAAATTTGGTATGAAAATATCATCATGAATATTATTTAATTCTGATAAATTCTATAGGAAAGATGTTAATATTATCCCATACAGATTTAGCCATATAAGCAATTTCTTTAGGAAATACTGATAACTCTTTTAACCACCATTCTATTGGTTTTTCGTTTAGATCCTCATAATCTGTATCCGGTACCTCCCCGCTTATACCGATAAGAAACCCATCTAAAAGAAATTGGCTAGAATTAGCATTCCTTACCATTTTATATTCTTTTAGAAAGTTATTATATTCTTGTTTGGAGATAGACATATCTTCTGCATCCAAATATTTATATGACACATCGTCTATAACTGCCATCCATGTTTCAAAATCGTTCTGGTAAAGATCAGGAAAGCTTACCAGATCCTCTAATTTCTTAATATATTCTTCTCTGATCTTTGGATCTAGATCTAATTCAGTAGATTGGTAATTTTCGAATAATACAAGATGCCTCATTTTTTAGATTTTGCTTTCTCCCTAAAAGATTCCTTGATATAATCGGTTACCTCTGTTCCCGTTCTTTTCTTTTTACTAAGAAACTTGTTAAAGTTTTCAGATTTTCCTTCGTTATCTAAAAAAATATTTACCTCTGCTGTCTCATACATTGCATCGATAATCTCAGGCATTTGTGGATTTGCTGAAGTGTAATTTCTAGAATTTACTCTAATCTCCGTGCTTTGTCCGGGTACATCAACGCTTCCTGGAGAATCTAGCCATTCAAATATGAAATTGTCGAAATTTTTTAAATTTTTCATCTAATAGTATATATTCACCTGGAACATAAGAAAGATAGATGGATAGAACAAATAAGAAAATCTCTTTTTAAATGATCATAGACATAGAAAATAAAGGTAGTTATTTAAAGGTATCACACTTTAATGAAGAGGGGGAATTAGCTTTTATGGAAGTTCCAATTAAAGAGGAGGATAGATTTATCTGGGAGAAGTGCAGTCCACATGATCCAAAAAGGGATAAAGAATGGACCAATTGGATGGGGGAAGCAGTAAAAAAAACTAAGACCCAGAAATACAATAAGTATAGAATGGCCCAAATACTTATAGATTCTCCTGAAGAATTAACTAAGCCACTTTGGGAATATCAAACACCCAGAAAATATTTTGTCGATATCGAGGTTGAAATAACAGAGGATATGGCAGCAGCCTTAGATACAGAAAACGCAAGAAATCGGGTTCTTTCTATAGGGATTGCCACTGACAAGAATAAGATAATAGTTCTTGGTCTTGATCCTCTTACTTCTGAGCAACAAGCCAGTATTTACAAAAAAATAAATTCATATTTCGCAAGAACTGGAGACGAATGGACATTTAAATACAAGCAGTTTCCCTCAGAGTACGATATGCTCTACACTTTTTTCAAAGAACTTGGTCCTTGTATGCCTGTTAT